TCAAGAGTTCTCAATGTTGAACGGTGCTGTCGCTGCTGCTGGTAACACCACAACAGCTCGCGGTACTGCTTCATTGCAAGCCTTCATCAAGACTAACTACGATATGCAGACCAACGGTGCTAACCCATCGTATACAACTGTGCCTACTGGCGCTCGTAGTGACGGCAATGTGCGTACCTTTACAGAGACCATCTTGAAGAATGTTATTCAACAAGTTTGGACTTCTGGCGGTACACCAAAAATCTTGATGACTGGTCCAGTCAACAAGCAGCGCGTGTCTGGCTTCTCTGGTATCGCATCTTCACGCTTCAACATTGATGGCGGTGCTCGTCCTGCAACCATCATTGGCGCAGCAGACATTTATGTGTCTGACTTCGGCAATGTGCAAGTCGTTCCTAACCGCTTCCAGCGCGAGCGTGATGCTTTCGTGATCGATCCAGATTACGCAAAAGTCACAACTTTGCGTCCTTACCAACAAGTTGAGTTGGCAAAGACTGGCGATGCTGAAAAGCGTATGCTGATCGTTGAGTGGGGTCACAAAGTGTTGGCAGAGAATGCCCACGGCATTGCTGCTGACTTGATCACTTCTTGATCTAACTAACGAAGGGTCTGGGGAAACTCAGACCCTTTTTTTACATGATTGAAAAAAGATTATTTAGTACAGACGCTGATCAGGGGATCACGCGCACTTTTCATTACGATGATGAAACGAATCAGGCAACGATTCAGACACAACAAGATGTGACTGCAATTATTGAAGAGAATAAGCAAGAGTACGCACAGGTTGATGAGCGTGCTCGGTGGGGTGAATGGACGCGAGTCGCCAGCATCCCGATGTCTATCTACTTTCAGCTTAAGGCTGAAGGCAAATTAGATGATCAGGCTTACATGAAAAAGTGGATCAACGATCCAGAGAATAAGTATTTCAGAACTAGATCAGGAAAAGTATGACACCAAACTACATTGCGGTATGCACACCAGCGCGTGACATGGTTCACGCAAATTATGCTTTTTGCATGACTAACATGGTGGCGCATCACACTATCAACACGACTGACGCTGTGTCCTTGAAGATTATGCAAGGCACTCTCATTCAAACTCAGCGTGCTGATCTGTGCCTAGACGCAATGGCAGAGGGTTGTACCCATATCTTGTTTGTTGACTCAGACATGACTTTCCCGCAAGACATGATTGAGAGACTCTTGGCGCATGACTTGGACATTGTGGCAACGAACTGTGCAAGACGCAGACTGCCAACAGGACCAACTGCACAACGCTATGACGAGAATGGTGAGCGTGTACTGGTCTACACAATGCCAGAGTCCACAGGAATCGAGGAAGTTGGCTCAATTGGCATGGGTGTCATGTTGATCAAACGTAAGGTCTTTGAGGCTTTGAGCGAACCTTGGTTTGAGACTCCTTGGCGCAACGATAAGCGTGGCTATGTTGGAGAAGATGTTTTCTTCTGCCGTAAAGCACAGTCTGCTGGCTTTAAAATCTACATTGACCACGATGTGTCCAAAGAGATCGGACACATTGGGACTTTTGAATTCAAGCACGATCACACTTGGGTGATGCGCGACTTGGAGAAAGCAGAAAAGGCTGAAGATGGCGCTAACAACATATGCTGAGTTAAAGACATCTGTCGGGGATTGGCTTAACCGATCCGATCTAACTACTGCTATCCCTGACTTTATCTCTCTTGCGGAGGCTCAGATCGAGCGTAACCTTCGCACTAGACAGATGCTTTCACGCGCCACGGCAACCATTGATACTGAGTACGCAGCCGTACCAGCAGACTTTCTAGAAGTTAAGTCATTCAAGCTGAACACTAATCCCCCTACTCCATTGCAGTTTGAGACTATCGACTCGATGGACAACTTGTCAACCATCTACACATCGTCAACCAAGCCAGCGTATTTCAGCGTGGTGGGTGGACAGTTTCGCTTTGTGCCGACACCAGATACAACATACACGGGTGAGTTAGCTTATTACGCAAAGTTGAGCAAGTTATCAAGCACCAACACAACCAACTGGTTATTGACTTCTGCACCTGATGTTTATCTATATGGCGCATTGATGCAAGCAGCTCCTTATCTGCAAGATGATGCGAGAATTGCGACATGGGCATCGCTCTACAAGACGGGTCTTGAGGAGCTAAAGCAGTCTGATGATCGTGGTGCTACATCTGGTGGAACATTGATCACACGCGCAAGAACTTTGGGGTAATAGATGCTGGTGAACACAACAAAAGGCGAGATGGATGATTCTTTGCTGGAGAAGCGAGAAGGCATCATTGACAACGACAACGAGACGACAAAGTGGGTTGAGTATTGGCTAGAAGGCGAGCTTGTACATCGCTCAGTCGATATGACTCTAAAGCGTATGACTGTGACTGGTGAACCAGTCGCTCAATCTTTTTAAAGGAATATCATGGCAAATACTCAGGCAATGTGCACCTCATTCAAGGGTGAATTACTGACTGGAACTCACAACTTTGGTACTGGTGTGGTTCGTGCGGCAACAACTGCTGATACTTTTAAAGCAGCGCTTTACTTAGCATCCGCAACAGTCAATGCATCAACAACCGCCTATTCTTCAACTGGTGAAGTAACTGGCACAAACTATACGGCTGGTGGTGTAACTGTAACTAATGCAACAGCCCCAGCAACTAACGGTACTACTGCATATTGGACTCCTAGTGCCAATATCGTATATACAACTGTGACCCTAGCAACTGCGTTTGATTGTGTCTTGATATACAACTCAACTCAATCAAATAAGGCGGTTAGTGTGCATACATTTGGCAGTCAGACCATTACTGCTGGAACATTTACCTTAACCATGCCGACGAATGACTCAAGCACAGGCTTGATCAGACTCGCTTAGTAGGGAGGCAGCAAAATGGCTGCTTACGGCTCTGGCAGATATGGCTATGGATTGTGGGGCTATGGAGACAATCCAAGTGCTGCACTAACGGGAAATTCGTCAACTCTTAATGTTGGCACTCTTGGCGTAAATAGATCAGAGCAAGAAGACGGAACTGTCGCCACAGGTAATGTTGGAACGGTTGGAATATCTAGAACCATTGCGATAACTGGCAACTCGTCAACTTTATCAATTGGTACTTTAACTGGAGACAGAAGTTTTACTGTTACAGGTAACGCTTCTACGCTATCTATTGACAGCGTTACAAATGGCATAAGTATTGAGATAATTGGAAATCAGATCGTTTGCTCTGTCGGAACAATAATTGGATTTGGCTGGAGCACAATTCCAGACATATCTGAAACTTGGACGACACAACAAGACACACCAGAAACTTGGACGCAAATAGCAGACAATTCAGAAACATGGACGCAAGTCTCAGCATGAAGGTGAACTATGGCAGATACAACAACCACTAACCTATCCCTTACCAAACCAGAGGTAGGGGCATCCACAGACACATGGGGAACAAAGATCAATACCGATCTTGACTCCATTGACGCGTTATTCACCGCAGCAGGTACTGGCACATCAGTAGGTCTTAATATCGGTAGCGGTAAGAAGCTCAAACTGGTTGGCGATGTCATTGACACTAACGGCAACGAGCTGCTAAAAGTATCTGCAACTGCATCGGCAGTCAATGAAGTAACTCTTGCAAATGCTGCTACTGGTAGTAATCCTGTCTTATCAGCGACTGGTGGAGATACAAATATCGGTATTACCCTAACTCCAAAAGGAACGGGTCTTGTTGTATCAACATCTGACGCATCTATCTCAGGTGTAACAGTAGGTAAAGGCGGTGGTGCTTTAGGAAACAATACGGCAACTGGTAATAACGCTCTGTTATCAAATACCACAGGAAACCAAAACTCTGCTTTTGGTCAAGGCGCATTGCAAACAAACACTACTGGTGAGTTCTTAGCGGCATCTGGTTTTGCGGCATTGACAAGTAACACTACTGGCGTAAGAAACGCAGGTTTTGGTGCATATGCTTTATCAGCAAACACTACTGGTGGCTACAACACAGCAATTGGTATGTTTGCACTTAGCGTCAACACCACAGCATCTAACAACACAGCAGTAGGTTATCAGGCGGGGTATAACCAAACAGGCGCAGATAATTCTTGGTTTGGTATTCAAGCGGGTCTTGGTTCTTCTGGTTCTTCTGGAACACTTAATACAGGCATCGGAAGATATGCCATGTATGCTTTAACTTCTGGCAGTTCAAATACTGCTGTTGGTTCTGGTGCAATGTCTAGCGTTACATCTGGAGGTACTACTGTTGCAATAGGAAGAGATGCTCTTGCGCTTTTTAGTACAGGAAGCCAAAATGTGGCGTGTGGAAATGGCGCATTTCCAGCAATGACAACTGGTGCTGGAAATACAGCAATTGGTGAAAGTGCTGGAAAAGTAGCCGCTACTGGAAACAATAGCACTTTTGTTGGTCAAAATGGAAATGCATCAGGTAGCGCAAATAGTCATGAAATTGTGATTGGTTGCAACATAACTGGAAAAGGCTCAAATACAGGATTTATTAACGCCAATGGTGGTGGTGTATATCAAGGAAATAACTCATCTTCTTGGTCAACCACATCAGACAGAAGACTTAAAAAGAACATTATTGATAACACGGAAGGTTTGGACATTGTTAGCCAAATTCGTGTTCGCAACTTTGAATACCGCACAGCAGAAGAAGTAACTGAACTTCCAAAGCACACAGTAATTGATAAAGAAGGCGTACAACTTGGCGTTGTTGCTCAAGAGTTACAAGAAGTATGTCCTGATTGTGTAAAAGTAGAAACTACTGGAGTGATTTCTGTTGATTCAGATAACATTTTTTGGCACATGGTTAATGCTATCAAAGACCTCAAAGCACTAAATGATTCACTAACCGCAAGAATCGCAGCATTAGAGGCTAACTAATGACTTCAGACCACACAACTGAAGGCGCAACGGCTCTTATCGCCAAGGCAGCACCGCCAGTCACCATATCGCTTGCAACCGTTGCGGGTTATCAGGTAAGCGAGCTGGTGCTGTGGGCTACGCTAATCTACACGGTCTTGATGATCGGTCACAAGATGTACCAGATTTATAAAGATATAAAGAAGTGATGTGTTTGATCCCATTACCATTGGCGCTGCTTTCAAGGCAATGCAACTGGCTTATGACGGGATCACCTACTGTTGTGAAGCCTTATCCGAGGGTAAGGTCGCTGTCCAGAAGATTAAGAAGGCAACCGATGATGCTCAGACCATCATTAAGGATACCAAGTCAATCTTCGGATTCTTCAAGAATCTCTTTGGTGGCTCAAAGCCAGACACCAAGCAGTCAGACTCCAAGACATCCACAGAAGCCAAGCCTGTGGCGAAAAAGAAGGAAGTCTATACAACTCACATCCCGAATGAGACTGAGATCGTCCAGCAGTTTATTGGTCATCTAGGCGCATTCTTTAGACACCACAAGGAGCTGACAGAGTATGTGGAAATCAAGTATGAAGAGGTATTTGCAAGTAGTGACCCAGACCCTGAGACGATTCTGGAACTCTCTGTTTACAAAAACGAACTAGACCAGTCGTATGTCAAGTTAAGCGGAATGATGAGAGGTGCTGGCGTGCCACACCAACTAGGACCACTCTGGGAGAACTACAACAACATCTACTCCAAGGTTCAAGCAGAACAACTAAAACGCAAGGAACAAATTAGAATTAGGAGACAGATAGAGGCTTACAAACAAGAAAGGTTCAGACAAGAAAAGATTGAGCTTGGCATGGGATTGTTTCTGGTGCTAATCATTGTTTCTTGGCTCTATGCCGTATGGATAAATTCATTTATCGAGGCATTTTGATTCTTGTGTGTGTGATGCTGACTATCGTCCTGATCATCTCGCCAGTAATGATAATGATGTGGATCAAGATTCAGAAGGCTGAAGTCAGGATTGAGCGCAAGGAAAAGCAGATTAACCGTCAACTACAACAGCTAAGGCAGAGCAATGAATGACTTACTCAATCTTCTCAAGGGTGTCGCACCCACGCTGGCAATGGCTGTCGCTGGTCCTATGGGTGGGGCTGCTGTTACCGCTTTGGCTAGTAAGTTTGGCGTGTCTGATAGTGTTGATGCCGTTGCAAAGGCTATTGCTGGCGATCCAAAGGCTGCTGAAAAGATAGCAGAAATAGAATTAGAGTTTTTCAAAATTGAGCAGCAAAATGTTACGGATAGATGGAAAGCTGACATGGCTTCTGATTCGTGGCTATCAAAAAACATTCGTCCAATGTCATTGATTGCAATTCTTGGTGGCTATTTCATTTTTGCCATGATGAGTGCTTTTGGTTATAACGCTAACGAATCCTATGTAACTTTATTAGGAAACTGGGGAATGTTGGTGTTTGGTGCATATTTTGGTTCACGCACTTTAGAGAAGATTACAGATATGAAGGGTAAAAAGTGAAAATTTGCACTAAATGCAAAGAAGAAAAGTCTTTAGATTGCTTTTCAACTGGAAACAAGTCTAAAGGAACTTTGCATAGTTGGTGTAAGAGTTGTGTAAATATTGATAGAAAGTTAAAACAATCTGTATATATAAAAACTCAACAAAAATATAGAGAAGAAAACTCATTAAAGATTAAAAAATATGAAATGCAACGAAGGATTACTGACTCATACAAAAAAATAAAATCAGAGTCAGATAAGCGTTATAGAGAAAAAATGAGTGATGAGTTAAAAAAGAAGAAAAGAATTTATTATCTTGATAAACAGCATTTAAGACGATCAGAATATCAAAGGAATAAACAGGGATATATTGCCAGAGCGTATGAGAGATTAAGAAAAATCAAATGTTTAACACCACCAGATGCTGATAAAAAAAAGATACAAAACTTTTACAATGAAGCAATGAGATTAACGGAAGAGACGGGCATAAAACATGAGGTAGATCATGTAATTCCTGTATCTTTAGGCGGGTTACACCATCAAGATAATTTACAAATTCTTAATTGGATTGAAAACAGGAAAAAAGGTAACAAACTTTTATTGGAGCGCAAATGATTGAACTGTTAAAACAACTGATGCTGGCGAAGGCTAACCGTCCAAAGCCAACAGTCGAAGAGGTCGAGGTTCAAGTCTGGGCATTCGTTGTCAAGTCGATCACCATCATGGTTCTTGGCATTGCGTTTGGTGTTTTGTACCTGATCGGGTTTGAGAAGCAAGACCCAGAACTCGCACCGATCGACGGTGTATTCCTTGAAATCTTGAAAGCCATTGCGTTTATGGGTGTCGGCACTATGGGCGGTATCTCAGGACGCAAGGCATCGACTGCCATTGCAAAAGCCATTGTGGGAGAAGATGATGCAACTAAGTGAACACTTTAGTCTTGAAGAGGCGACGCACTCCGATACCGCAACTCGTTTGGGTATTAACAACCAGCCGTCACCGCAACAGTTAGAGAACATGAAGGTGGCTGCTGCTGGCATGGAGAAGATTCGCGCTTTATTAGGTAAGTCAATCCATGTCAATTCTTGGTTGCGTCTTCCAGAAGTCAATGTCGCTGTGGGTGGATCGAAGATCAGCTCACACATGGACGGTTGGGCTATCGACTTCACCTGTAAAGACTTTGGCAATCCTTTGGCGGTCTGTAAGGCTATCGAGGCAGCAGGAATCAAGTTTGACCAGATGATTCACGAGTACAGCTCATGGACGCACATCTCCTTTGCTCCTGAGATGCGCGGTCAGAAGTTAACCATCTTCAGACCACAGAATAAGTACGCTGTTGGCTTGTTGACGCAAGAAGAGTACAACAAGGCTCTATGACGAACTTCTATCAGCAACTCCAGACTCCAGCCGTACCAGACCTGCCTAATCCGCAGGATAAGTATGACCGTCTGACTGTTGCTCAGACGAATGGTGCATTGCGCACCTTCTTCTTGAAGTTGACAAATGCCTTGCAATCCATTGCGTCACCGCGGGGTGGTAGGTTTATCAATATGCCTTACGGGGCATTCCAAGACACCACAGACCAGACGGCTACGGCTAACACCGCCACGGTGATGACATTCAACACGACAGACTTCGCCAATGGCGTGTCTGTTGTTACAAGTGGCGGTAAGGCATCGAGACTGACTGTTGCACAGGCTGGCATCTACAACTTGCAATTTAGTGCGCAGTTTGATAACACCGACACGCAAGAGCACGATGTCAGCGTCTGGTTGCGTCAAGACGCTTCTGGTGCTGGGACTGACATTGCTGGATCGGCTGGACTTATTGGCGTGCCTAGTTCTCATGGCGGCATAAGTGGTCATGTCATTATTGGATGGAACTACTTTGTCACTCTCAACACAAACGACTTTGTAGAGATTTGGTGGTCAACTCCGAATACGGCTGTGACCATCCAAGCCTATGCAGCAGGAACATCACCAACTAGACCGTCCACGGCTTCAGTCGTTGCGACATTGACCTTTGTGTCCAATCTTTCAGCATAATTAGACCCTATGGCACTCGTACCAATCAAAATCCCTGCTGGCGTTTACCGCAACGGTACTGAGTACCAGTCTGCGGGGCGCTGGTATGACTCAAACCTTGTGCGTTGGTTTGAGAACACATTGAGACCTTGGGGCGGGTGGCGTAAGCGCTCAACCTCACAAATGACTGGTGTCAGCCGTGGAATGCTCACTTGGCGTGATAACTCCAACTTGCGTTGGATCGCTGCTGGAACACCGACAAAGCTCTACGCAATGAATGAGGCTGGAACTCTCAAGGACATTACCCCCACAACTTTTACGACTGGTGATACAGACGCTAGTCTGAAGACGGGTTACGGTTACAGCAACTACGGCTCATATTCCTATGGTGTGGCGCGTCCAGACTTGGGCGACATCATTCCAGCAACCACTTGGACAATGGATTCTTGGGGCGAGTATCTTGTGGCGTGTTCTAGCAAAGACGGTCAACTCTTGGAGTGGCAGTTAGGCTTTACAACCCCTACAAAGGCTGTTGCCATTACTAACGCGCCAACGAGCTGTGCAGCCGTGATGACCACGGCAGAGCGCTTTGTCTTTGGACTTGGCGCGTCAGGCAATCCACGCAAGGTTTCATGGTGTGACCAAGAAAACAACACAGTCTGGACACCATCCGCAACGAATCAGGCTGGTGACTTTGAACTCAACTCAGTAGGGTCTCTAAAGTGCGGTAAGCGCGTCAGGGGTATCAATCTTCTGTTTACCGATGTCGATGTCCATGCTGCTACCTATATTGGTCTGCCTTATGTGTATTCCTTTGAGAAGGCAGGATCAGGCTGTGGCGTGATCTCCTCACAGGCTGTCGCAGCCATTGATACGGCAGCCATCTGGATGTCTAAGTCAGGCTTCTGGGTGTACGACGGCTATGTCAAGCCATTGGTGTCTGATGTTGGAGACTATATCTTCCAGAACATCAACTACAACCAAGCCTCAAAGGTCTACGCTGTCCACAACTCAAAGTATGGCGAGATCATCTGGTTTTACCCTTCTAGCGCCAGCAATGAGAACGACTCCTATGTCGTCTACAACTACCGCGAAGCGCATTGGGCTATTGGCACTTTGTCTCGTACTGCTGGGACTGACAGGGGCGTATTCGTCAATCCTTTGATGATTTCGTCAGATGGTTACATCTACGAGCACGAGGTTGGATTTGCGTATGACAGCGCTGTCCCGTTTGCTGAGTCTGGTCCTTACGAGATTGGTAACGGTGACAACATCATGTCGGTGCGTCGAGTTATCCCAGACGAGCAAACGCTTGGCGAGGTCGTCGTGTCCTTCAAGACTCGGATGTATCCGATGGCGACTGAGACGACTTACGGACCGTATGCAGCGTCACAACCGACAGATGTGCGGTTTGCTGCCAGACAGGTCAAGGTCAGGTACACGGGCAATGTCTTAGAGGACTGGCGCGTTGGCGTTAACCGATTTGATGTTGTCGCAATGGGTAAGCGGTGACTTAGAATTGAGTCAAGAATTAAGGGCGGGAAAAGTGCCTGTGTGTATCCGAGAGGATTACACCGTGTACTTGGAGTTCTTTAGGGGTAATTTGTGGATTCATGTGGAGATCAAGAGATGGTCTTCTGGGGTCAAAAAGGACTGCTTAAAGAGCATTGCTCTTATTGAGAATTTAATTGGGAAGCCTATCGTCGCGCTGATACGCGAGGATGACATCAAACTTGTAAGATTTGCCAAGTCATTTGGCTGGTCTGAGAAATGTCAAATATCACTATTAGACGGATCGAAGGCTTTTATTTACACCAACATGGTGTGACAAGGGAGATGATATGGGTGGAGTAGTAAGCGAAGTAGGCGAGATTGGTCAAGGCATCATTAGTGGCGTTGATGAGGGCTTAACTCAACTCGACGACGCAATACCTCAAGAAGCCAAGATCGCAGCAGCTATCTATTTGGCGAGTCAAGGTTTACCAGTCGGTGCTGAAGGCGCTGCATTATCTGGTGCAAATGCAGCAGTCGCTGCTGACAGCGCTTATCTTGCTAGTTCGGCTCTTACTCCAGCACAGGCTGCTGCTGCTGCTGCCAGCTCGGTTGAGGCATCTCAACTGGCGGGGCTTGCTGGTAGCTCAACGACACCAAGTGTCTATGACCAAGTAATAAGTCAACTCAATCAATATCCGACAACATTACCTCCAACAACTACACCGACAGTTACTCCTCCAGTTACCCCGTCGGCTATCCCGTCTGCCATCCCTTCAGCCGTTACGACTGCTGGCGAGATGACTGCACAGCAGACTGCTGAAATGATAGCTAAAGAGCAAGCAGCGTCTAAGGGTTTAATTGGTGGCGCAATGGATTGGGCTTCTGCTAACGCACCTTTAGCGTTGGCTGGTGCTGGTTTGGCTGCTAAGGCTTTAGGTGGAAGTACACCATCATCAAGCACCGCAACGACTAGCATTGACCCAGATGTCAAGGCTGCATATCTACGCAACCTAGAAGAAGCCAGAGCAACTGCTGCTGGCTTAGGCACTAGAGAGTTTGCTCCTTATGCTGAGTACAACCTTGGTATGGTTCAGAAGTACATGAACCCTTACGAGCAAGAAGTAATCCAAGGAACTCTTGGAGACATTGAGCGTGCTCGTCAAGGTCAAATATCTGCTGAAGGTGCAAGAGCTACTGCTGCTAAAGCCTTTGGCGGTACACGCCAAGCAGTCACCAGATCGCTAGTTGATGAAGCAGCACTACGCAATGCAACTAATGCAGCAGCACAACTTCGTCAGACTGGCTTTGCACAGGCTCAGAACTTGGGTCTGTCGCAACAACAAATGATGCAGCAATACGAACAGCAAAGACTCGACGCAGCTCGCAACTTAGGTCTAGAGCGATTGAATGTGGCTCAAGGCGCATTAAGTCTGCAACCAGCAAGGATCGGTGAAAGCACCACAAAGCCAATCTACACAAACCCAGTAGCGTCTGGCTTTGGTGGTGCTTTGGGTGGTGCTCAACTAGGTTCGTTGATCGGTGGAACTGCTAACCCTGAGTATGCTGGCTATGGCGCTGGCATTGGCGGTCTGCTTGGATTCTTAGGTTAAGGGGTAAGACATGGCAACAATGCAAGACTTTGGCGGTTTACTCTTTGGCGGTGGTGGTACTGGACTAGAAGACTATCTAAGTGCAGACCAGCAAAGCGGAATTAGAAACCAAGCGCTTCTACAAGCAGCAGCAGCATTGCTTTCTGCTGGTGGTCCAAGCGAGAGACCTGTCTCTTTAGGTCAAGCCCTTGGCGGTGCTCTACAAGCAGGTTCTGCTGGATACCAGCAAGCACAGCAAGGTGCTATTCAAAGCCTATTAACGAGACAAAAATTGGGTGAAGCCAAGCGTCAGGAAGACTTCCGCAAAGCATTGCAAACGCAACAAATGCAACCGCAAATGGGTGGTGGTGGTGAAGTTACAACAGTTACGCCAGATCAAGCCATATCTATGGAGGGTCTACCTGCTGGTCCTACCGTTGCGCGTGCAAACTTAATCGGTCAGCAAGTACAAGCACCTGCACCAAAAATGTCTGAGCAAGATATGTTGTATCAAGACGCAATAAATAAATACAGAATTGCCGAAAGATACGGGATGCCAGAACAGGCGCAGAAGTATTTAGAGTCAGCTCTAAAGATCAAGCCAACTGAAGAATTTAGCACCACACCTCAGTACGGTGTAAGTGCAAAGGGAACTCCAATATCTTTTGTGATGAGTAAGTCTGGCGGTATGAAGCTGCTTGATGTAAACAAAAGCCCAGACTACACATATCAAGACTTTGGCTCTTATGTTAGTGTGCGCGACAAGTCTACTAATGCAGAAGTTGAGCGTATTGCTAAAACAATGTCACCTTCTGAGATGGCATCTAATCGCATTGCTATGGGCAACCTTAATTTGCGACAGCAGGAATTTGAGCGTGGCGCGTTTGATATTAAGGAAACTCCAGAGGGCTTGGTTTATGTGCCGAAAGCACCTACTGGTGCAGCCGTACCAGTTATGTCAGAAGGCGGTAAACCTCTTGAGGGTGCTGGCTCTAAGCCTACTGAGGATCAAAGCAAGTCGGCAGGATTTGCTTTCCGCATGAAGCAATCAACTGAGATTTTCAATCAGCCTGTAATTGGTGCAGATGGAAAGCCAATTCTTGACCCTAAGACAAACAAGCCTGTTACCTTAGAGCAAGCTGTTGGGCAGCCAAATTACTATCAGTCAATCATGCGAAATATACCTAGTGCTGGATTGACTACTGGAATCGCAAATATCAGCGAGAGTGGTCTTCGACAGCAGTATCGACAAGCGCAACAAAATTGGGTGACTGCTAACCTAAGACCAGAGTCTGGCGCTGTTATTGGCGTAGATGAAATGGACAAGGAAATTATTAAATATTTCCCACAAGTAAGCGACACAAAAGAAACTATTGAGCAAAAGGCTCGCGCAAGACGCGATACTGAACTTGCTATGACTGTGCGAGCTGGTCCAGCTTATAAGCAGATACAAAAAGCAATGGCTGCAAGAACACCAAGACTTGTGCGTGATCCAGCGACAGGCGTGTTAACTTATGTGCAGGAATAATCATGGCTGACAAAATAGTTCAAATTCCAAACATTGGCGCAGTTAAGTTTCCAGACACAATGTCTGACGATGACATACTGAAAGCCATTGGCACTCTTCTTCAAGACCCCGCTACATCTGCCCTAGCGTCTGCCCCTGCGCCAGCTCCAGCACCGAGACAACCTAAGACAGTAACCGAGAAGGTCTTGGCTTCTCCTGTTGGCGGTGTTATTCGTGGCTTGCGTGACATTCCAGACGCTGGCGCACAACTGCTAACGCGAGGATTAGAGGCTATTTCACCTGCTGGCTCTAGCATGGAGAAGTTCATGCAAGCAGAGCGCAGACGAGTCGAAGACATAAACCGCGAGGCTGAACGCGCCTACCAACAAGACTGGCGCATGGGTCAGATGAGACCAGACGAGTTTGATGTTGGTCGCGCTGTTGGTGGTGCTGTTGCTACCGCAATTCCCGCTACAACGGCTGTGAAGGCTCTTGGACTAACAACTGCACCTGTGCGTGCTGGCGCTGTCTCTGGTGCTGTTGGCGGTGGCTTACAGCCCGTCCTTGAACCACAAGATTCATTTGGTGCGCAAAAGGCTACGCAAGTTGGATTAAGTGGTTTGCTTGGTGCTGGTGGCGGGTATCTTGGAGACAAGATCGCTAACCTTTTATTTGGTCGCGGTGCAGCTCCTTCCGTTGGTGGCGCTGGTGGTGGCGGTACTAGCTCTGCTCAGGCAACTGTGAGCGCTACACCGACTGCTCAAGTTACTGGTGGCGGTGTCAACTTAGGAGCTGTTGCACCTGAGTCTGGCGCTGCCCTTACTGCTGCTCAAAAGGCTATCTTAGAGCGTGGCAAGGCTATGGGGTTCAAGACTACGCCAGCACAAGAAACTGGATCGAGATCACTTCTCCAGATGGAAGCGCGAATGGAGTCAAGCCCATTCACTTCTGCGCCATTCAACACCATCAAGGCTGAAAACCAGAAGGTATTAAACCGCGCCACAGCCCAAGCCATTGGCGTTAACTCTGACGAGTTGAGCAATCCAGTATTGGCTCAGGCACAGCGTCAGATTAGCGATGTTTACAAGAAGGTGGCAACACCAGATGTACGCAAGTTAGACGGCATGACCTTTATGAACAACATTGACCTTGTGGACAATGCCTTTGAAGGTCTTACTAATCAGCCGTTAAAGACAAACATCTTTGTAAAGCAATTACAGGACTTGGCTCTAAAGGGTGAGGCTAGTGGCGTACAACTGCAAAACCTGTCTTCTAAGATTGGCAAGAAAGCCAAGAATGAGATGACTACCGCAATGGGTGACCGTGAGTTAGGCTCTGCCTTATTCCAGTTAAAGGAGATGGTCGACGACGCTCTATCTGCTGGACTCAGCAAGGCAGAGCAAGAGGCGTTTGCTACGGCTCGCAACAACTACCGCAACCTAATGACCATTCGCACAGCGTCTGGCGTTGTCAACCCATCATCAGGCAATGTATCTGGTTTGAATCTAGCGTCTGCCCTGACACGCAAAGACCCACAAGGATTTGTGTTTGGCTCTAACCAGACACCAATGTATGAGGCTGCAAGGTTCGCACAGGCATTCAGACCAATCGTGGGTGACTCTGGAACTGCGACTCGCTCGATGGAATACTCTCCATTGAATATGCTTTTGTCGATGCCAACAAACTTGGCTGCAAAGGCTTACACATCAGCGCCAGCATCATCGGTATTGACCAGAACTGTTGGCGGTACTGGCTTGATGCCAAACGCATTGGAACAGGCTCAGGTTGAGTCATTACGCAAGGCTTTGCCAATTACTGGTGGTCTTGGACTCGGTGGACTTTTAGGACCGTAAAGATATGGCTGGATTACTTCAATACTCAGGCAATATGGGGTTATCTCCTTACGGCATTCGTCATGGTGGCGACACCATGAAGGGTAAGGGTTACTTTGGTTTATTGCCAAATACTGCTGGTGGTGTTTCGACTGAAATATCAAGCGAGTTCACCCAGAACGGTAAGAATGTTGAGTACCCATTGATTGTGCCGACTCTTACAAAAGAAGAGTTAGACCATCTGCTTGCAAATAAACCTCCGACAGAAGACATTTACAAGAAGGCTGAAGAGTACGCAATGCAAAGACTTCAGCAGGGACTTAGCCCATTCTCACAACCGACAGAACTTCGTTACCCAGCTCCTGCTGGATTACTGGACTAGGACAAGACGATGGCAACATCAAACCCGTACTCCGACACTCTCTTGATGGACGCATTGCGTGGCTCTCTGAGCAACGCTGAGTCCTTTGGTCGTGGCTTTGCTGTCGCGCCTGTCGGTCTGCTTGGTGACATCGAGGGCTTGCTACGCAAGGGAGTGAACTTCTCCTTTGGTCGTGGTGGTGTGAATGTGGGTGAGACACCAGTATTGCCAACTACCGAAGGACTGCTGTCTAGCATTCCACGCATGACAGCACCACGCATGGAGACGGCTGGTATGGAGCAGATAGGCTCTGCTGCCAATCCTAGAGGACCAATCAACCTTGGTCGCGCTGTGGCTGAACTTCCATCAAATGTGGCTAGGGCTGGTAAAGAGTTTCTTGCTGCTGGTCAGCCAGCGAGGGTTGTGCCTCAAGTAAGACAAAGATCACCTTATCCGCAAGAACAGGCATTGCGTACTGCACAGGAAAATGCTGCAACACTTGGACAGTCTGTTAATCAAGAGACAAGGATGCTGCAACAAGGGTTTTATCCAGATTGGTATCACGGTTCTACTGGTGATATTACAAACTTTAGACCAGACCTTCTTGGTGAGGCTACTGGTGCTGCAAGTGCTAAGAAGGCATACTTCTTTGCGCGTGATCCGCAAAATCCTCCTGCTGGATTACTGCAAAAAACAACCGATCAAGAATCAATAGATTTACTCAAACGATTAGGCAAGACAGACGAGGAAATCGCTGCACTTAATGCTGTATCAATGGAAGGAAACGCTGCTCAGACTGCATCTGGCTATGCCCAGATTGGCGGTTCAAGAGAATACAGAGAAGCAATGCGCAAGGCTAATGCAGCAGAAAAGCGTGGCGACTGGAATGAATACGAAAAGCAAATGCAAATTGCAGAAGATTCTGAAATAAGCAGAATGAACTATGCGCAAGGGTTAGTGGCTAAGTATGGCGACGCTAGAGACCAGATGCTAGAGACAATTAAAAACACTATATATAGTAAAAAATTATCTCAAGAAGAAGCAAGTGCATTAGATAAAAAGTATATGGAGTTAATGCCTTACGGTTGGTATAACACTTTTGAACCTAAGCAATTTAATGATCTTAAAAAACAATTAGTTAATCTTGTGGGGGAAGACGCTGCTGCTCCAGCGTTAAAGCAGATTGATGACTTTAAGTCGATCAAGGCTGAAAGAATGATCTCTGAGAATACGCAAGAAGGTGGCAATGTTTTGCCAGTCGCTTTGCGTTATAAGAATCCAATGGTTTATGACTTTGCTGGAAGTTCTTACAGAGATCAAAGTTATTCAGATTTGATTGATCAGGCTATGGCTGGTGGTCACGATGCTTTGATTATGAAGAACACATACGATCCAGCGTCTGGTCCATCTAAATTGATTGATGTTGGCGCTGTATTTAGTCCTGATCAAATTCGCTCACGCTTCGCTGCCTTCGATCCATTCCGCAAGGATGTAGCAACTGCAACCGCAATGGGTGTTGCATTGCCTGATCTGCTTGCTGCTGAAAATAACCAGCAACCTCAGTCTGCTGGACTGCTGTATCCGCTTCCATAAAAAGCAGCAGTCAACGGGTCGCGCTTGACCTTACGCTTGAGCTGTCTCTGACGAGCAAGACGAAACTCTTTCTCGTCAATGCTCTCGCGCTCTCTGCACTTCTTGATTCTGGCTCTATTGCTCACAGGCTCAGGTTTCTCTGCATCGACTCCAATGCCGTACCTCCAGACAGCAATCCAGCCGTTTGCTTTTGCCTTACGCCATGACTGGATATGGACAGCACCTTCTTCCTTGAGCTTTTGCAGCATATCTCTGCTAGACCTCAAGGTGCAATGAAGGAGGTCTGCCAACTCTCTGCTGGTGTAACCCTTCTGAGAGATCAGGGCAACCAGTTTAGGCATTCTGGTGGACCTCATTTGTCGTCAAGTCCAAAGTAGAGAACTGCAAAGATAACCGCCAGTCCAATCAAAGCACCCATCACCAGCAAGACGATGATGGTCAGGATGTTTTCAATCATAGTTAAGCCCTTTCAGTTTTAACTCAATATTCCTTGCGGTCTGCTCGATCTCGCAACCTCCTTTGCCGTATGCTATGCACTTGTGTATCTCCTCTTCGGTGAGGGATACCCACGCTCTTTTGTAGGTCTGGATGTCGTCGTCGTCCACAACCTTGCGGTGCGGGACTGAAATGCCTATGTGTCGTGTCATAGATTTTTATCCTTGAGTTTGGCTTCAATGCCTCTGAAAAATTCACGCCAAAAACTATCGGTCGGGTCTGATGCTTCCATTTTTTCAGCGCAATCTGCAATCTCCTCATCCGTCAGCCCAACCCATGTGCGCTGTGGTGGGGTAGCGTAAGGCCCGCACAATGCGTAGACTGCATTTTGCACAAGAGCGTCAGGATCAAAGTCTGTTTCCTGACCCCTCATTGTTGCTCCGCGCACCGCATAACGAACAGCCGCTACAACCGCATCTCTTAATTCGTGAGTCAAAATAGGCTTTGGAAGATCAATTGGCTCGTATTCACCATCTTTGTATTCATTTGGCGCATAAAGCCAATGGTCATCAGGTAGCGGAAAAGACATTACGCCAAACGCACTTCCGTCTGGAAGAATCATCACAGGCTCTTGCTTCTCTGCCTCTGCGATGGCTTGGCGTAAATCAATGATGGCTGTATTCGTTCCTAATGAGACAAGTCCTTGCTCATCATAAGTTTGCTTTACATACTCCAACGCTTCAAGCGCCTGTTTCATTGCTTCTTTGCTCATACAGTTTTCTCCTCAATGACTCTAGCCTTGCGTGACTTTATCTCATTCATAACAATATCGAGTGCCTTCTCAAGCTGGGCGATGGTGGTGATCTCAAGCTGCGCGTCATGCAGCTCCATGACATAGTTGATCGCTGTCAGCTCGGAAGCCTTCGCCACAAACCTATCCTCACGATTGATACCGCGACGCGACAACTCCAGCAATGCGTCCTGACCTTCCTTAATCTCGTCTTTATATTCATGCCCAATGCCAAGGCGAGAAAGGGCTTCTGAGACATTCAAAGCAGAGATGATGGAGTCGATGTCATATCGCTTTGCCTGACCCGTCCTGAGCGCTTCCAAGGCAGAGTGGTTCTTTATCTTTAGATCGAGTACCGCGCTGCCTGTGGCTGCTACTGGCTTAAAGCCATTGATCACCCATGTGGCGACATCTAGTCTGACACCTTTGGGTTTGTATTTACTTTTTTTTCGCATTGCGTTTTAACCTTGGGCAGTTTATGCAGAACACTTTTTCCTTGGACTGACACACGCCAAGGGTCTCGCACTTGGTGCGTAGCGTTACCCACGGTGGCGGTGTCACCCATTTAGTTTTGACTTCAGTCATTGCTGCGCAATCATTTGTGTCTCTAACTCTTTGACGCGCTCGGTCAACTCTTTGACTGTCAATTCTGCGATCTCCAGCTCGTTGCCGTGTGAGCGTCGTGCCATCTGCATCCCTGCGTCGTAACCAAGCATTGCACCTTTGTGAGCTGCTTCGCTTACCAGTTTACCGATGTCCTGTGGAGACATGATGGCTGTTCTTCCTTCGGCTTTTTTTAAGTAACCTAAGACAATCTCTTCAATCTTTTTTTCTACTGACATATTAGTTTCCTGTTGCAATGAGGGCTGTGATGAGACCGACAGATACGCCAGTCAGGAAGATGAGAACGCAATCCACAAGGCTGATCTTGTTGTCTTGATAAGGTCCATCGACTTCAAAGTTCTCGGTGTAGTTTTGATGTTTCATTATTCGCTTTCAGAGTTAAGTTGGGTGAGGGCTTCTTCGCAGATGTGATCCACGATGCTTTGCATAAGTATGTGGGCGATGTCAATGTCACCACAAAAGGCATTGACTAGATTCATGCACTCAGGGAAGTCTGGCGCTTCCCCGTGGTTGAATTCTGCGGGTTCGTGTTCTAGGAAGCAGACGAGAGTGACTCCTTCCACTTCGCAGTTAAATTTGTATAGGGTTTCGGTCATGCTGTCACCTCTTTCTTTGCGTCGATGCGTGTAAAAAAATCTGCTTGTTTGCTTGCTGCGCACTTCGCGCATTGATACTGATCTGCCTTGAACTCAGACCAGTTACCTGACATTGGTGTGCGCAGTATGTTTCTACCGCAAGCAGTTCTGGATGTCATGCCAGAACCATATTTGTTTAAGTGCATTACTCTCATCTCGATTGCTCCTTAGCTTCGGTTGTTGATGTCCCAATCATACATGAATTGACTACATCATCAAGCCCCTACTATTTAGTCAACTATTACCCCAATACAATAGACCCCGACAGGGTGTAGTTTCCCTGTCGGCTGTGCCTTATGTCTCCGCAAGAGGTGCAGTTGCCTTGATAGGGGATGGGTGACAGGACTCATCCCCTTTTTTTGTCTGCCTTGTTCAACTCGTCAATTATGAGTTAACATTCTAGCCATGAACTACATAACCGAAATCATAGAACGCGCTGAAAAGGCGGGGTTTAAGATGGCAGATATATGCCGTGAGGCTGGCATTGATCAGGCTCAGATGTCTCGATGGGTGGCTGGGCATACTGTGCCTTTGGTCTCCTCCATTGAGAAGCTCAAAACCGCAACAGATCGCTTGATCGCTGGACGCATTGCGTCTTTAGGGGTCAAGAATGATTAGACAGCTTGGTATCGATGTCGGCAACAACGGTGCGATCTCCTTGATCGTCGATGGTGTCTTAGAGCGCGTTGAGGATATGCCTATCGTCGAGATTAAACGCGGTAAGACAACAAAGAGACAAGTGTCTGCGCAAGCCTTGGTGGGCATCATCAAGGAGATGAACCCGACTCATGCGGCAGTCGAGAAGGTCGGCTCAATGCCAAACCAAGGCGTGAGTTCTACCTTTGCGTTTGGACGCTCTGCTGGGGTCATTGAAGGCGTATTGGCTGCGCTTCAAATACCCGTGTCGTATGTTCAGCCAGCAGTCTGGGCAAGGACTATGAACAAGGGCTACGGCAAGGACGCATCAAGACACCGCGCAATGGAACTCTTCCCAGACAAGCAGGACTGGTTTAAGTTGGTTAAGCACGACGGTCGCGCTGAGGCTGTGCTCATAGCAATGTGGGGGTTGAAGCAGTTATGAATGACGAAGAACGCAACACCATGCGCGAGCACATTGTCTGGCTGACGAAGGAGCTGGAGGACGCAAGAGAGCAATTAAAGACACGCAATGAATTGCTTAAAGAGATGCTCAACCCAGAGGAGCTGGGTCACGCTGTCACGCAAGAGATTCGCGGTCGCATCTACACAATTTTGTATTTACAGGAAAACAATAAATGATCAAACTACGCCCAAGTGCAGCAACACGCTGGCTCTCTTGTCCTGCATCTGTGAGGCTTTGTGCCGACATCCCTTACCAGCCAGCAGGAGAAGCTGCGCAGATCGGTACTGCAATACATGAGGTGGCTGAGACTGCATACCTCACCAATGCAAGCCCCTACGACTGGATTGGACAGACCGTAAAAGACATTGTGATAACCGAGCAGAATGCCGACTTTGCTCAGGCTCATGTGAACCACATCAGGGACTTGGAGTTAAGACTTGGCACTCTCAAGGTTGAGCAGTATGTGACCGTGTACAAGGACAAGGACATCGAGCTTGGCGGTACTGCCGATGTGGTTGCGTGGAACGACGAGAAGTCAACCTTGGTCATTGCAGACTTGAAGACTGGTCGTGGCTATGTGGACGCTGACTCAGACCAGATGAAGATATACGCCATCGGTGCGATGCGTCACGCAAAGACAGAGTTCAGCAACATCGAGTTGTCGATTATTCAACCTCACCACGGTGAACCCCGTACCCACAAGATTACATTCAAGGAATTGAACGATTGGGCAGCGACAAAATTAACCCCAGCGATACAAGCGATCAGACAAGGCGACACCGAACCCACGCCAACAGAGGATGGATGCCAATGGTGTCCAGCAAAGGCGGTGTGTCCAGCACAGCGTAAAGGCTTTGAGGTCATTGCTGCTACACCAAACCTTGCGGTAATGACTAAGGAAGAGATGAAGTCTTTAGCGACTACGCTCACTCCAGAACAGATCGCAGACTTACTTGATCGCGCTCCTCTTGTGGAGAAGTTCATCGATGCCGTGAGAGATCACGCAGTCAAACGCATTGAAGACGGTGCAGTAATTAAGGGCTGGCAGATGACAGCAAAGCGTGCGTACCGCAAGTGGATCGATGAGACAGCAGCAAAGCACGCATTGCACGACGCTGGTATCCCAGCAGATAAGTTGGTCTCTAGTGAACTAATTAGCCCATCTGAGGCAGCCAAACTGTTGCCCAAAGAATCAAAAGACTTAATTGACACGCTCACACGCAAAGAGTCTAGTGGTCTCACTCTTGCGCGTGACTATTCTTTAGGTCAATAATCCATTCCCCCAATCCGTTGCCCTGTGCAACATAAACTCGAAAGGCTCAAATGCTTAATCT